GTTCAGGAAGTAATTCAGCTTACATGGTTGCAGGCGGATATACTGGAACAGCAATTACTAATACGTCAGAAGTATTTGATAAAACAGCTATGAGCGTTACAGCAGCAGCTTGGGCTAGTGGTGGAAATTTAAACACTGCTAGAGGACTTCCAGGAGGAGCAGGAACTCAAACGGCAGGTTTAGCATTTGGTGGTGGACCAGGAACTAAAAACGAAACTGAAGAATATGATGGTAGTTCTTGGTCGGAACAAAATAATTTAAGCACTTCAAGACGTGCTATTGCTGGAACAGGCACTCAAACAGCAGCTTTAGCAATTGGTGGTAATACGGGATCTGTTTCAAATGCAACTGAACATTACGGTGGAACAAGTTGGACTAATGGTGGAAATATAAATACTGCAAGAGCTGATGGTGGATCTGCAGGAACTTTAACTGCAGGTTTATTTTTTGGTGGTTTTACAACAACAGATGTTGCTGTATGTGAATCTTACGATGGTTCTACTTGGACTGAGGTAGGAGATCTTAATACGGCAAGATTTGTTCTTGGAGGAACTGGAAGTCAAACTGCTGCTATAGCTTATGGTGGTGACACTCCCCCAGATACAGCTAATTCTGAAGAATGGAATGGATCGGCTTGGTCTGAGGGAAATAATTTAATTACTGCAAGAAGAGGGCTTGCTACTGGAGAACAAGGATCTCAAACAGCATGTTTAGCCACTGGTGGATACGATGGTTCAAATAACGTAACTACAACAGAAGGTTATGATGGAACTTCTTGGTCTACTCGACCCGCATTAGCAACTGCGGCTAGAGGTGCAGGAGGATCAGGAACTCAAACAGCTGCTTTAGCATTTGGTGGAGAAAAGCCAGGATCTCCAGCTGATAGTAATCTTACACAAGAATTTACAGAAGATACAACATCATTAAATTTAAAAACTATAACAGATAGTTGATTTATGATTATATTAATATATAAAATAAAAAAGGAGGATTAATATGGCACTATTTATATATGGCGTAGCAACTAACACTGGAAAAGGATTTTTTACTGCAGAAGATAGAAGAAATTTTTTTCTAAGAGGTTACAATGGTCACGATGGATCTAATTATGTGGATGTTTGGGCTATTGGAGCTAACGAAAGAGGAGCATGTTGGTTAGCTGATAGAAACGGAGTTGAAAAAACTAAAGCAGAAGCACAAGCTTTAGTTAAAGCATCTGATGATATTAATAGAACAGCTTGGGACAATGATAATGTTGATGGTGAATCAGCAGATGAAAAAGTTGCAAGGATTGGTGCAAAGCCAGGTTTTGTTACAGTCGTCTAAAGGAATTTAAAATGTCTACTTACCAAGGATTAAAAGGCTTAAAGATAAAATATTTATCTGCTAATACATCAGATGATAGAGCGAAAGAAGGAGAAGTTTTTTATAATTCTACAAGTGGAAAAGTTGCATCACACATAGCTGTTGCTGCTGTTTCATCAGGCACTCCAATGACTACTGGTAGAAATGCAATGGGAACTACTACTTCAACTGGATCATCAGCGTTTGCTGCTGGAGGTAATCCTAATGATACAGAACATTATAATGGTAATGGTTGGTCTGAAGGTACAGCAATAAATACAGATAGAAGATATTTAGCAGGTTGTGGAACATTAACAGCTGGTTTAATTTTTGGAGGTAATAAAGCTCCATTGCCAACTAAAGCAGGTGATACAGAAGAATATGATGGTTCTTCTTGGACTGAGTCAGGAGATTTAAATACAGCAAGACAATTTATGTCAAGAGCTGGAACACAAACAGCAGCGTTAGCAGCTGGAGGAACAGCTGGTCCTGGTCAAGTAAATAATTCTGAAGAATATAACGGAACATCTTGGACAGAAGGAGATAATTTAAATACAACTAGAAGTTATTTTTCTGGTTGTGGAACACAAACAGCTGGCTTATGTGTAGCAGGAGCTACCCCAGGTGGTAATAGTGCATTAGTTGAAGAATATGATGGCACATCATGGTCAGAACAAGGAAACGTAAATACTGCAAGACAAATTGTTGCTGCAGCAGGTCCACAAACAGCCGCTGTATCAGCTGGTGGTAAAATTAGTAGTACAGTGTTATCTACTGCAATAGAAGAATATGATGGATCCGCACATTCTACCAATCCTGCAACTTTAACTACAGGAAGAAATGCAGCAGGTGGAAGTGGAGATAGTAGCAATATGGTTATTTTTGGTGGGGGATCTCAACCAGGACAAACTACACACACAGAAGAATTTAATACATCAATATTTACAAGAACTGCTGGAGCATGGTCTAGTGGTGGAGCTTTACCTAGTGGGGCACAAGAATTATTTGGCTCAGGAATACAAACAGCAGCATTATGCGGAGGAGGAGAAGGAGTTACTGCAAACCCGCCTAATGCAGCAGAAGATAATGTATTTGAATATGATGGTTCTTCATGGACTGCAGGTGGAAGTATACCTGTTAGATCAAATAAATGTAGTGGATGTGGAACACAAACTGCAACTATTATTGGTGGAAAAGGAACAGACCCTTATTCTGGTGCAAGTGGAGCTACAAGAAGTTATGATGGTTCATCTTGGACTGCAGAACCATCTTTAGGAACAGCTAGATATAATACAGGACTTGCTGGAACTACTACAGCAGCAGTTGCTGCTTATGGTAGATTTCCACCTGCACCTTTTACAGCCTCTGTAAAAACTGAAGAATGGGATGGATCATCTTGGACAGCAGTAAACGATGCAAACAATAGTGGACTTATAGCGGAAGTTTGCGGAGGTTCTCAAACAGCAGCTATTTATGCTGCTATTAATCCTGGTGCAAAAACTGAATTATATGATGGTACTAATTGGACAAATATAACTCCTACTGTAGGAGCTGTTAGTTCGACAGGATCTGGAACACAAACGGATTTTATAATGGCAAAAGGTAGTGGTGCATTTAGATATAATGGAACAGTTTGGGCTACTTCTCCTGATATTTCAACAGCTAGAGGAAATGCTGCTAATTCTAATGTAGCGGCTACAGCTTTAATTTCTGGAGGAGATGAGACATCAACAGCCACTGAAGAATTTACTGATGAAGTGCTTTCATCAACAGCAAAAACAATTGACTTTGATTAATTAATAGTTATATTACAGATAATGAAAGGATTATATGACAGATAAAAGAAACATAAAAGAACTTATAGAAAAAGAAGCACCTAACCTAAATAATTTATTAGACCCAGAAGAGGTTAAAATATTTAAAGGTTTAACAGAAGAACTAAGAGATACTTGGACTAAAAAACAAATGTTTAGAACAGAAACTGAAATGCAGTTTTCTGTGTTAAATGATGCAAAGTATCCAACTAAAGCTGCTAAATATTGGCAGTGTGTTAGAGAACAAAATGTGTTTTTAGAAAACTTAATGAATTTATCTTTTGATTATAGAAGAGCTGAAGTTAAGATAAAAAGATTACAAGAAAAATTAGACAAAGAAGAAGACCCATTAAAAAGAGAATTATTACAAATTGACATAGATGAAAAAACATATGGTAAAGCATCTATGCAATTAGTTGCAAGAGATAGAATGAGAGAAATAAAGTTATGGTCTAAATTTAAAAAGAAATTTGATGATGGTTCTTTTGATACCAAAGATGTTAACACGCATCAATTACATTCTTATCATTTAACAATGAAAAATAAAGCTGAAACTTTAACATCAGGATCAAGTCAACCTGAAGTGTTTAACGTATTAGGTCAATTACAATCTATTGAAAGAATAAAGAAAGAATTGGGTCAATTAGAATATGATAAGAAAGATAAACTTACACACGAACTTGGGGCAAAACCAGAATAAAAAATTATTTTTTTTAGTTGCAATGCCAAGGTCGGGTAATACTTTGTTTGCATCTATTATAAATCAAAATCCAAACGTTGTGTGCACTGCTAACTCTATTACTTTAGAGATAATGAAAGATGTATTTTTATTAAAAAAAACAGATGTATTTCAAAATTATCCAGATCATAAATCTTTAGATAATGTATTAAATAATGTGTTTGATAATTATTACAAAGATTGGTCACAAGAATATATTATTGATCGTAATCCTGTAATGACAAAAAATAATTTTCAATTAATGCAAAAACATTATAAACGCCCTTTTAAATGTGTAGTATTACTTAGAGATTTAATGGACGTGTTAGCTTCTTATATGCAGTGGTACACAGAAAACCCTGATGCGTTTCCTAATAAATATAATTGTAAAAATGATGAAGAAAAATTATCTATGATTATGAATAAAAAAGGTGCAATAGCTAAAAATTTAGAAGCAATTAAAAATGCATATAACTATCCTGACATATGTTATTTTGTAAAGTATAATGATTTAGTTGCACAACCACAAAAAGAAATTAAACAAATATATAAATTTTTAAACATACCTTATTTTGAACACAACTTTACAAACTTGCAACAAATAAATATTAATGGTATACCTTACGATGATACCATAGTTGGAAACAATATGCATAAAATTAAAAAAGAAATTAAGAAAGAATACAACCCTTACATTGAAAAGATACCGCAAAGAATAAAGGATAAATATGAACACATTAGATTCTAATATTAAATATAAATGTATATTTTTAGGTCAATCTGTTTTGATTTATGATGTGCCTTTAGATGTATATAATACTATTAATCATATTTATGAAACAAGAAAACATGAATTACCTAGAGCTAATCCACAATTAGTAGGTAAGATTCAAAATGAACATTCATTGTTTTTTGATGGCCCACCTAATAATAAAATGCATCCACATAATTTTTTACCAGATAATGTACGCCAATGGTTTCACATGGTTATGAAACACTATTTAGATTGGAATAGAATTAAAGAATATGAAATGCATATGAATTCTATATGGATAAATGAAATGAAAGAACATGAATACAATCCAATACATATTCATCAAGGATCTTTATTTACTGGTTTATCTTCGGTTATGATTTTAAAATTGCCACAAGACATGGGTGTTGAATATTCTGCAGCTGAAAAACCAATGAATGGGCAATTACAAATACTAGGAAATTCTTCAGGACAATTTTGTAATTCAGACTATGGTCCCATTTTAAAAGAAAGAGCTTTTTATGTATTTCCATATGACATGAGACATTGTGTTTATCCTTTTAATGGAAATGGTTTTAGAAGAACTCTAGCATGTAATATGGATGTAAATTATGACCCTATTAAAAATAGGAGTGCAGGATGATAATAACAGAACCTAAATGGAAAAGTTGGATAGTTGAAACAACTACTCCTTTATTTACGCCAGATCAATGTAGACAAATTATTGAATGTGGTAGAAGACAACCGCCACAAAAAGCACAAGTTGGCATGGGAAAACCAGGTGGTGGATTAGATACAAAAAAAAGAATAACAACTATTAGTTGGATTCCTTTTAAAGAGATGCCAGAAATGTATGATCAAGTAAATGTATTTATTCAAAAAGCAAATAGAAATCATTTTGGATTTGATAATATACAAATAACAGAAAATGCACAGTTTACAGAATACCCTAAAGGTGGTTTTTATGACTGGCATATGGATAGTGATGTAAACATGCAACACGAACCACCGGTTCGAAAAATATCTATGACAGTTTTACTATCTCCTGAAAATCAATTTCAAGGGGGAGACTTAGAATTAATGGCTCCTGGTAAATATGCAAAACTTAAACAAGGTCATGCAATTTGTTTTGCATCGTTTTTAAATCATAGAGTAGCACCTGTTACACGTGGTGTTAGACAATCACTTGTTATGTGGTTTGGGGGCACACCGTTTAGATGATTATTGAAAAATTTTTTCCAACAATTATATATGGTAAAGACGTACAATTAAACAATAATCAATTAGCACAAGATATTATTAATTGGTCTAATCAAGATAAAGGTGTTGAAAAAACAAATTACAAAGGTTGGCATTCAACAACAGATATGGCTAACAAACCAGAGTATCAACAATTAGTTACAGAGTTAATGAGAATGCAAAAAGAAATATATAAAAATGAACATTTAGATAGATATGCAAGATTAGGTAATATGTGGGCTAACATAAACCCACCAGGTGGTATGAATCAATCTCACATACACCCTAATGCATTATTTTCTGGTGTGTATTATGTAAAATCTCAACCAAAATCCGGTAGACTTAAAATATATGATCCAAGACCAGGTATACAATATAATATGCCTATAAGAAAACCAGGTAATCCTGGTAAAGATTTGTGGAGAGATGCACGTATTGAACCCGTGCCAGGTAGAATTATAATGTTTCCTGCATGGTTGTGGCATAGTGTTGAAGAAAATATATCTAATGATATAAGAATATCAGTAAGTTTTAATTTTATACAAGATGGCTTTTAATAAATACCAAGTAATTAAAAATGCAATTAGTTATGAATTAGCTAATTTTATATTTAATTATTTTTTACTTAAACGTGATGCAGTTAAATTTTTGTATCAAAATAATATTACCTATGACACAGGTTTACTTGGAACATGGGCAGACAAACAAATTCCAAATACTTATTCACATTATGCAGATCCGGTTATGGAAACATTGTTAATGAAAGTGTTACCAAAAATGCAACAAGAAACAGGATTACAATTAATACCTACATATTCATACGCTAGAATATATAAAAAAGGAGATATACTTCATAGACACAAAGATAGACCTAGTTGTGAAATATCTACTACTATTCATTTAGGTGGAGATAAATGGCCTATATTTATAGATGGAACAGGAGAAGACAGTATTTTATCTGGTAGTGAAACTACAACAATTGTTAAACCTAATGCTCCTAAAGGCACAGAAGTCTTACTTGATGTAGGAGATATGTTAGTATATAGTGGATGTGAATTAGAGCATTGGAGAGAACCCTTAGAAGGTAATACTTGCGCTCAAGTATTTCTTCATTATAACCATGTAAATGGTCCTTTTGCTGAAAAGAACAGGTTCGACAAAAGGCCGATGTTAGGTATTCCACCAATAAGGAATATATAATATATGGAGTTATATGCTACAAAAAGTAAAATTTGCACCAGGATTTAATAAACAAGTTACGGCAACAGGTGGTGAAGGTCAATGGGTTGCTGGTGACAATGTTAGATTTAGATATGGCACTCCAGAAAAAATAGGTGGTTGGGCACAACTAGGTTCTATTGAATTAACAGGTCGTAACACAGCTATTCATCATTTTGTTAATGCATCAGGTATTAAGTATGCAGCTCTTGGAACTAATAGAATTTTATATGCATACTCTGGTGGTATTTTTTATGATATACATCCTATTAAATCTACAACAACTTTAACAAACGCATTTTCTACCACTAATGGATCAGCGACTGTAACCATTACTTTTGCTTCTGCTCACGGAATGAATGCAGGTGATATTATTTTATGTGATAACTTTACATCTATTACTAATTCTAATTTTGGATCTGGTGATTTTGATGATGTTAAATTTATGGTAGCATCAATACCAACTGATACTACTTTAACTGTAACCATGTCTTCTAATGAAGCAGGATCAGGTGCATCAACATCAGGTGGTATTAGAGTTAAACATTATTATCCTGTAGGACCTGCAGTTGAAACAGCATCTACTGGTTGGGGTCTTGGATCATGGGGTGGTGTAAAACAAGGACAGTTTACATCAACATTATCTGCAGACATTAACACATCAGTAACATCTTTAACAATGGCTAGTTCAACATCTTTTGCATCATCAGGAACAGTTATTATAGATAATGAATTAATTACATATACATCAAATAGTGGTGGTACATTATCAGGATTAACTAGAGGTGCTAACGGTACAACAGCTGCATCACACTCAAGTGGTGATACAGTAACCGATGCATCTAATTATTTTGCATGGAACGCTGCAGCATCTGGAGATATTGTAACAGCACCAGGTCTATGGTCATTAGATAATTTTGGTAATAAACTTATTGCAACTATATTTGGTGGAGAAACATTTGAATGGGATTCTGATCCAACGGGTGCAACAGGTACAAGAGCAACGATACTTGCAAATGCACCAACAGCATCTTCATTTACTTTAGTATCAGCACCGGATAGACACTTAATATTTTTTGGAACAGAAACAACTATTGGTACATCAAGCACAAGAGATGAAATGTATATCAGGTTCTCGGACCAAGAATCAATTAATGCAACTACATCATACACACCTAGTGCAATTAACACTGCTGGTACACAAAGACTTGCAGATGGATCAAAAATTGTAGGAGCAATCAGAGGTCGTGATGCAATTTACGTTTGGACTGATACTGCTTTATTTATTATGCGATTTGTTGGTGCTCCATTTACTTTCTCATTTCAACAAGTTGGTACGAACTGTGGATTGATTGGTAAGAATGCAGCTGTAGAAGTTGATGGTTCTGCATATTGGATGTCAGAAAATGGTTTCTTTAGATATACTGGTAAACTAGAATCATTACCATGTTTGGTTGAAGATTTTGTTTATGACGATATTAATACAATTCCTAAACAACATATTAATGCAGGATTAAATAACTTGTTTGGTGAAGTTATGTGGTTTTATCCTAACTCAGGATCAAACACAGTTAATAGAATGGTTTGTTATAACTATCTTGACTCAACACCTGAAAGACCTGTGTGGACAACAGGCACATTAGCAAGAAGTGCTTGGCAAGATTCTGCTGTATTTGGTAAACCTCATGCATCGGAATATGATACAAGTTCTAATGGTACTTCTGGAAGTGCAACTTTTGTACAAGGAAACACTGATGGTGTTAGTTATTATTATGAACATGAAACAGGGTTAGATCAAATAAGAGAAGGAGCAACATCATCTATTACAGCAAACATAGAATCAGGTGACTTTGATATAGGTCAACAAGGACTACAAGGTGATGGTGAATTTATGATGAAAATTAGAAGAGTGTTGCCGGACTTTTTATCACAAACAGGTGACACTAGAATAACATTAAATTTAAGAGACTTTCCTAATCAAACACAAGCTAGTTCAACACTAGGACCTTTTACTATTACAAGTGGTACAAATAAAGTTGATACAAGAGCACGTGCTAGATCAATATCTTTAAAAGTAGATAACACAAGCACAAGTCAATTTTGGAAACTTGGTACATTTAGATTAGATATACAACCAGACGGTAGAAGATAATGGCTAGAATAGTACAATCATTAACACAACCTTTAGAAAAATATGATCAACAAATACAACAATCTTTTGTTAGAGATGTAGATAGTGTTGTACAAAAATTAAATACAACGTTTCAACAAGATTTAAAAGAAGAGGCGGAAGCAGTTGCTTTCTTTATATCCTAATGGCAAATAGTTTTGTAAATAAAAAAGCAGATTTAACAAGTAATAGTGCTACGACATTATATACTGTGCCATCAGCTACTACAGCTGTTATAAAATCAATACTAGTATCAGAAGATTCTGGTAATGCAGATACTATAACTGTAACTATAACTGATACATCTGATGCTGTTTTTAGTCTATTTAAGACTAAAGCAATATCTGCTAATGCAACAACAGAGTTATTGTCTGCACCTTTAGTTTTACAGGAAAGTGAAGTATTAAAGGTTACTGCAGCAACCGCAAATAGGCTACATGTAGTCGTATCTGCGCTAGAAATTAAACCTAGAGAAGTTACATCATAGGCTTGATTTACTTGATAAAAACAAGTATTATTAACAACCCCAGGTTAAAATCCTGCTTTTTAAATTAAAATATAAAATTATATGAAAACAGGATTAGAATCACTAGAAACTGGCGCGCCAAAAATTACCTACTCAGGTAACGAAGGACCTAAACCACCACAACAAATGGCAGTGGCCGATCCTTTATTAGTAGAAGAATATCAAAAGTACGTATTTGATATGGAAGAACAAGGACTCACACCAATGTCTTTTGAAGAATTTAGATTACAAGCTATGTCAGGCATGGCTGAAGGTGGAGTTGCACAATTAGTTAAAAAAAATGAAGACGGTTCAAGACCCGGGTATCGTGGTTTAGGCGGATACGGTGGAGGACCTGGAGGAGGAGCAGCTGCCGGAGGCGGATTAGGTGAAGGACCATCTAGTAGCGGTGGTAGCGGTGGCGGTGGTGATCGTGGAGATGCAAGAGAACAACGTTCTGTTGCAACAACACAAGGTATTTCTCCAACCACTCAAAGTGAATTAGGTATTGATAGAAGTGCTGTAGGACAGTTTTCTGAATATGGTCAAAATGTAATGAATCAAAGTTTAGATTCTTTAAGACCGGCTTTTGGTTTTACTGATGCAGCAAGAGTAAATCTTTTAAGTCCAAAAAGTATTTTTAGTGGATTAACAAGTTTAGTAACAGGAATACCTTTTGGTGTTTTATCTAATTTAAAAGCCACAACAACTATTGATGAAGAAGATGATGATAATAATCAAGGTGAGGGTGAAAATATTTTACCAATAGTTAACATGGCAAATATTGCAGGACCAACTGCACCAACTGTAGATATGACTACACCAACTACACCAACAACTACAACAGCGGTAAATAGATTTGCACCAACAACAAATTTTCCATTTGAAGATTATATGGGAGGAATAGAAGTTGCAGCAGCAGACGGTGGAAGAATAGGTTATGCTGGTGGTACTGATTTAAGAAATAAGATGTCTAAGTTAATGTTTAAACTTGCTAATGGAACTATTACTGAAGAAGAAA